CTCTATTACTAGAGTTTTGGGAGCGACCAACAACTGGTCGTCCCGCGTACTACATGGTAATACCCGTCTTTCCTGATGGGGCTTTCGAATGGTACATCTGAGGACATTTTACTGTCCGAGGGGATCCTACGATAGAAACGATATTCATCGTCGCCAGTGTAGTTGGTGCCGGACACAAACTTTAAGTGTCGGGCGTAATCCATCCATTCAAAAGGTTTCCTATTGTCACGATACCTAAAGGACTGGTACCGAAACCTAATCGTTCCCATATGACCCACATGATAAGACTCATGCGGAAAGTCATACTGACGGAACATGCGAAAAGAATCGCAGCCGGCTTTAAAACCGGCATCATCAGGGAGATACGGCGGTACAAACTTAACTTTTAAGTTGTACTGCCGAAACACGGCAGACAGAGCTCGCCAAAGTTCCTTTTCATATACGTATGTAAGTGTGCCGAAGTACTGGATGTACTTCTTAATACACAAATTCATGATCGTATATAGCCAAGGTTCCAAGGACGAGATATCATTGCTGTGGGGCGTGCGAACATAAAAAGGACGCACTTCTATCCCATGGAGGTAATCACCCCCACAAGACTCCCTGAACCCAGGGGCTTCATCATAAAAGCTCTTGTCTTCATTAACTATGAATCCAACAGACTTCAGCAGCTCCATATAGGAAGCTGCATGATGGCTCTTTATTATACAGTCGTCACCAAACACTTTCATAAGGTCACCGTCTTCACGGTAACATATACGAAGGTCTGGGACAATCGAAAGATGATGCCTTCTAGCATCAGCCTTTCGCTGTATGAGCGCTAAGCCTAGGGTCCAAAAGACTAAGGTCTCTAAAGGAAACGTAGTTGCATTCCCCATCGTGGCAAACATTTCACAGGCAAATAATTTTCGTCTTACTTTGACGAAACCTGTTCGATGTTTGTCGACCCACGAGAACCATTTGTTTGGCATAAGCCATTCAAGGAGGTCTGAAGATACACAATCACTTGCGGAGGCCCAATCGATAGTGGCATAATTGCCAGTTATTGATCCGACGCGAGCAAGCTCTTTATGTAAATTTTGAGCCTTAGAGAGGTCGATTCCGAACTCTCGCAATCGCTTGTAGAGTACGCGCATAAGTCCTTGTTGAAAGAACATATTTAGCGTGGGTTCTACAGCGATAAATCTGCGAGATGTCGAGTTCTTTTCGACTGTTGTAGCACGTGATGAATAAACAATGTGAAAGCTCCGACAACTAATTGGAGCCCCATTAAGGGCCTCGATACTATCCTTTAGGACAGGATCAAAATTGAGGTACTCACAAAATTCATCCACTGCAGCCTTTGTGCCTGAGATAGGGAAGCTGAACTTGGACTCCCATGAAGTGTCGCTAAAACTGACACCAATGGAGGTCCCTCCAGAATTCTTACAACTCTGGTACATTTCTTCCGTAGATATGTCCCCCAATATAGCATGGACAAAACGTTTTGCGAGGATCAAGATCTGATCTCGCTCACTGTAATTGTCTGTAGCAGAAGGGCGTAGGGTATCAATGGGCAAATTAAGCCCACTATAACGATATCCTGCCATATGATTATTAACGTCCCAAAACTTGGAGAACGCTTTCAAATCAAGTGCTTCTTTCTTACTTGGGTCACCGTCATCAAATTTCTTTAAGACGGAGTTGATCTGTTCAGACGCAAAAAAGCGGCTAGCAGCTCCATCGTGCGCTACTGCGGCACGACGGAAATCATAAGTTATTGCCTTTGCTACCTTTTGGGAGATAACTAAAGGGTCAAAAGAGCGTTTCTTGCTTCTTTGTTTTTTCGTACTTTTCATAGGTATTCTTCCTGTGTAAAGCGCCCCCGCAATGGGGACAACTAACTAGAACGTTAGAGGAATGAGGCTTAGTAACCAAGCTTATGTTAAGCTTGATCACCAAGCGTCCAAAACGGAGTGAAATCCGAATCGGAACACATCTGAGAAACCAAAAGTAGGTTTTCAGTGGTCTCTGCAATCGTTATGGATGTTGGCTCGGAAGCCTCCACCTTATAGATTGCATCCTCATACAGTGATCCATCCCCAAGAACATCAACGGGGATTTTCAGGGTCATGTATTTACGTTGTTTACCGTAGCCGGTCGGCGCAGAAGCGCTTACAGCTGGTTCAATACCGGTAAACCGAACCTTACGTCTGGTGGCATAAGTTGTGTCACCATCGAAAACAAGGTTAGTCTGGTTAGCTTGCGAACCGCCTACACGTGATAGCACTTGCGCGCTACCACCCGTTGGGGCGGCAAAGGTTGCACCTGTTAAGATGCTTGCATTATCAAGAGACATGGGTGTCCCTCCTAGTGGAGCTAAATCCCAGGTACACGCAGAGTTACCAGCGCGGCTAGGTCAGCTATTTTAGTTGCATCCTTAATAAGCCCGCGGAAATTCGTTCCCGCGAATGTATCAAGGACAGATGGTTCCCAAGGGGTGCGGTTATAGGTAAAAGATTTCGACTCAGCAATATCTGCTGTGACGTGAACCTCATAACCTTCGTCGTATTGATCAAGATACTGCCAGAATTCGGCTGTATCAGATCTGGTTACGACGCCGCCACCCAGTATTGACACTTTTGGATCGGAATAAGCCGCCAAACCACGAATTGTTGTGGTTATATCGGTGACTCGGTCTACCATAAAGCTGTACGGGTATAAAGCCCATGCAGTTTCCGGTATGTCTCTCCATCTTAAACCATACTTGAAGCGCCAGTCCTGTATAGGATTCTCTACCTTATACAAGATATAGGCCTTGGCTAAAACTTCTTTGTGGTGACTGTGATGATACTCATCATAGCCACCTGACCAAGACTTCTTTAGGCTGGGCTGGATAACCATATCTTTGGCTCCAGAGTAGCCTTCGGCACTTCGGACTAACGCGAGAGGTTTTGCTGGTGGCGCGTTAAGCGCCTCAGCAAGCGAAAACACACTACGGATTGTAGGTGTTAACGCAAACCTGTACTCGGCCCAGGCTTGGGCGATAGCGGTATAAACGTTATACCGCTTGTTAGTAATGAGGGATTTTGACCTACGCATCAAAGCGTAGTGCAAATTCCTCCACGCAGCTAAGGGATCACGCAATAATTGCATGGTTTCTCGGATCTCTCCGATATCCTCAGCGAACGAGTATGGTGCTCTGTCCATATTGCCTAGCGCTTTTTGCTTGGCAACACTTACCAGGTGATCTACATCGACGTCGGCATATTGAATGCCGGGAGGATAACCCTTTCGGATTAACCAAGCCAATGTCATCGATCCTGGCCCTTGAGTAGTATAATTATAGGTGCCGTTAGAGAAAGTACCACTCCCCCCACCAGCGCCCGTACTACTCTCAGTCAGAGTACACGGATTGTTGATAATTTCACCACTACGTTTACGTTTGTGATAGTCTTTAGTCACCACATCTTCAATACTCTTAGAGTATGAAGACATTTTTGTGTTGACTGTCGAAATCACACTGCCATTTCTGAGCAGTTTAAAAGTGCCATAAGTACTCGGCACAGTTGTAGAACGTACTCGTGTTGTCATTATCTAGCTCCTATGTATGTCAATATTGATATGCAGCTTTGGGATCTACACATTATAACACTGGTGGTTATTCCAGCATTACCCCATACGACGCCGTTAGGCCACTCGTAATGGGTTGTTTGCGCTCCTATGCGGAGTATCGTAAAGGTAAGATCGGTTAAGAGCATTAAGCTCCAAAACCTTTCCCCTACGTATACTTCGCAGTACCCCTTATAGACGTGAGCAGAAGCATAAAGCCTCTGTAAAATCAGGCATGTAGCATCGAGAGCAACGCGATTAAGCGTTGGTCTTAGCACATATTTCCTGAAGTCACTATCTATAATTTTCTCGCTAGACTTATTAAGTCTAACCGCGGTCAGTTCGATCGAC